GGTGTTTCATCCGTCACAGGCACAGCAAATCAAGTTTTGGCCACTCCAACAGTTGGAAATGTAGTCTTATCTTTGATCGGTCCCTACGCTCCTGCTACATATACAGCTCACGGTCCTTTAGTTGGCGAGGGAACTGGATCAATAGTCGCTAGTTCCCCCGGTCTTGCTGGACAATTTTATATTTCCAATGGTGTATCTGTTGATCCCACTTTTCAGACGGCTACTCCACAGTTAGTTGTCACGCCTGTTGCTGGAACTACTCAGGCTATGACATCTAATCACTCATATATAGCTAATAATGCATCCCTGACCACTTTTACCTTACCAACCACTTCAGCCGTAGGCGATATTCTGCAAATAGTTGGAAGCGCCCTCAATACCGGAGGATGGAAAATCACTTATACCACCGGGCAAATAATCTGGGGACCAGCAGGAGCATCCACTATAACGACAGGAAATGCCGCTTCATCAGCAGCAGCAGCACAATCAGTGACAATGACATGTGTCGTAGCTAATACCACGTGGGTAATAACAGCTAATAGCGGAACAATCACATTAACCTAACAGGTAACAAATGGCAGATTATATTTTATATCAGCAGATGCTACCCGCTACTGAGTTGATTGTAGCTATGACAGGAAGTACCATTTTAATCGGAACTCTCCTGTACACACCCGTGAAACTGATTTTGGACAATCTAAGCGCGGATCCGGTAGTTTTATTCATCTCATTAGATGGGGGTGAAAGTCTAATACAGTGGAAGACATTCGCAGCAAATGAAGCGATAGTTTTAGATGACGATCTATATACATTCCCTAAAGGGGCAATGTTTTATGGGAATGGCGCAGCCGATGGAAGTTTTTCAATAGCATATACATATATTAATTTTCCAGGTTATCCATGAGTCAAATTTATAAAAGCAATTCGGGTTCTGGACCATCTTCAGAAGATCTACACGTTGCAAGATATATCGTTAGTCCCACTCTAGGTAGCGGGGCAAATTATACCACGATTGCATCAGCATATGCAGCGGCAGTAGCGGCAGGAGGAAAACAAACCGTAGCCATGCAACCGGGCACATATGTCGAGAATATTACTTTATCTCCAGGTATCAATTTAACAGCATTTAATTGCGATGCTGCCACAGGTTCAGTAGTTATTTCAGGCACGTTGTCAGCATCATTTGCGGGCGATACTTCAATTTCAGGTATAAATCTACAGACCAACGGAAATTATTGTGTTTCTGTTTCAGGATCATCGGCAACAATTGTTAATTTGATTAACTGCGATATAAACGCGACAAATCACACTCCAATTTCTTTATCTTCATCTAATTCTTCGTCTCAAATATATGTACAAGATTGTTTTGGTAATCTTGGCACTACCGGTATTTCAATGATCACAAATACGGGAAACGGGGCTATTTTTGAAGATGGATGTATTTATACAAATACTGGTAACTCTACAACACCGGATATTATTTCGTCCGGAGTAGCAAATTATCTAAATTGTTTGCAAGAGCACCATATTATTGTTTCTGGCTCTGGGCAAATAGGTATGAATTATACCCTCGTGAATACATTTAATATCAATCAGATTTGCGTTACAAATAACTCTTCGATAGGTGGATTAGGTCTAAACTTTTGCGCTTTTACAACTGGATCAGTGGAAGCTATAACAATTGGATCTGGTGCTTCTTTTTTAATGTCTGAATGTATAGTTAACTCAAACGCGACGAATGTGATCACAGGCGCAGGAACATTAAGATATACCCCTATAAGCTTTATTGGAAACGGTAAAACTGTCACTGTCTCAACACAAACACCATTGCCCATCGGGCCTAAAATTGGATGCACTTTTGCTAATGTCAACGGAACGATCTATTACGACGGAACAGAGCTCAATAGTGTCTCACCTGGCGCGGCAGCGCAAGTTTATACATCAAACGGAGCAGGTTCACCACCCTCTTTTCAAGCTGCATCTGCAGGGCTTCTAACACCCAATTCGATAGTGCAAATATCTGACGATTTTCTTCATAGTCTCTTTGCCACAGGTACTGCGGGGCAATTAAACTGGGTAACTCTTAATTCAATACAGCAACAAGATACAACAGATCCCAATCATCCAGGAGTGTGGTCTATAGGCAATGCTGAATCTTCCGATGATGCGATCGAATTAGCAACAAATAAGGTATTCTTAGTGGGAGGTGGAGAGATAAATTATAGCACCACTCTACAGCTATCAGCTCTATCCGATTTAACAAATACCTATATACTTTACGTTGGAATGACGAATGAATTACTCAATGCGACAATTACTGCATTGTCCGACGGAATTTATTTTAGCTATAACAATTTAGTAAATTCGGGAAATTGGGTTTTAAATTGCATGTCGTCAACTGTATTAACTTCTGTCAACACTTCGACTCCTGCGACTACTTCTTACGTGGCATTAGCAATGGTGATAGCAGCAGATGGTAGTTCAGTTGATTTTTACATTGATAACGTTTTGCAAGGCAGCATAAGCACAAACATTCCTACTACTGGAATTATCCCGATGTATTACGACCAATTTGTAGCAGGAGTTCTGCCGAACATTAACATTGATTTATTTATGTTATCAGAGACGTTGACTACGCCTAGACTAGGTTTCGCATGATGATCGTTCAATTAAATCCTCCATTGCCTCTCAATACTCCTAAAGGATCAGCTTACGCCCATTTTATGATAGATTATGGAATCGAGGAAAATTTATTTTGGGTTTGCTTTTTAGATGAAAATGGGGAATGTTGGACATTTAAGAATCAAGATATAAGAATGCAAAAAAATATTACAATAGGAAGGAATTATGGTTAAGGGATGTGGAATGGTAAAAAAAGAGCTTAAGGCTCATGAGAAGAAAGATGAAAAGCGCGAGAAGAAAATAGAGAAAACGATGAAGAAAGACGAAAAGATGATGCATAAAAATAAAAAATAATGTAGTTTTTATTTGAGCCTATTCATTTTTTCATGTTAAGTACCTTGTGTGGGGGAAGGAGAGTAATTTCCTTCCCTTTTTTATTATCTTACCTTCCATCCAAAATGTGCATCTCTCTTATAGATTACTCCGTTTAGCTTATCGAATTTTGTGTCATCATTAATATACTCATACCTCGGAAAAAATAAATAAAACAGACACAGCATGAATATAGCGAATATCAGGCATTTAGCGACAGTATCTATACGCACGTTATTCTCCATGAGTTTGTAGATGGTTTACGATATATTTCAAGATCGACTCCCTTGAGTTGGGGAATCTTAGTATAATCCACATTACCTTTGCGGTTGACTTGGCAAAGTGATATACCTGCACCCTTCGAGTTTGATTCTCCACTCAAAAAAATGAGTTGCTTTCTCAATTCTTCTTCTTGCTTTTCTAGAGATTTTATTTCGTCTGTAACACTTTTCCAAGCGTTGACGCATTGATTCCATACATCATCACTCCGTTCTATATAATCGCCTTCCTGCGGTTCGGGAGGCGTTTTATTAATTAGGCAATCATAAAACTTTTTTTCTTCTATGATCATTTTTTCGATATAATCATCATCGCGAGGCACTTCAACGATGGCGCCATCTATGCCATCAAAGCTAAAGTAATATGCGAACTGTACGCCAGTAACGTATAGTTGATGTTGTAGCTGAGGGTAATAGTGATCTGGTACTTTGCCCGATAAAGCAATAGAATGATCCTTTTCGCCCGGACATTTTATCTCGACGATATATTTTCCGCATATGCTCATTGCATCTAGTGATGCCATCGCCCAATCTTTAACAATTACCTTTGGATATGTTTCTAGGCCAGCTTTCATATCGAAAAGATCACGGGCTATGGGCTCAAGATCAATACCCCTCTGCATTCTTTCATTTATTGTCAAGTGCTCGGTGGGTGACAGTTTCTCGTGATAAAGCTGAATCCTAGTTTTCCAGTGAGAGGCGCCCATGATAGTACATGCATCAGTCGCAGTTATCTTTGTTTTTCTCAATGCATGCCATTCGGGTGTTCCCTGAATATATTCTCTATTTATCTCAATAGGTTCTGCTGACATAATTTAATCTCCTTTCTAAATATTCAATATGCTCATTTAATTTTACAATCTTATTGGCTAAGATACCCGCGACTAATGTCGCAGGATCTTCGCTCATTTCGAGCCATTCTATGGCCTTTTCTTTAACTTCGTTGATAACATCTTGAGCAGTCATTGAACCTCTTGTGTAATCAGTTCAGGAGTTACTTGTTGCGCCCTTTGTTTAGCATGATTAGCTTCCATGTTTTTAACAGCAGATTCCTTAAATCTTGAATATACAGATAAAGGTAAATTAATTAAATTTTCTCTTTCAATCCCATATTGCATTTTCAGGTTGTTGAAAGCCCATTTTGTGTAATTTTCGTCACATTCTTCTAAAATCATATATAGTTCATCAGATTGTGATTGTGTGATTTTGTCACATGATTTACTTTCGACAAGCTTTACATCATTTTTTATTTCTCCCGTATCCATATCAACAGCAATGGGTTTTGCATACGGAATCGATTCCACTTCAGATTCATCGGTCCATCCCATCCCGGATATGCTAAGTGTTACTCTTCTTTTAGCTTTAGTTTCTGCTTTCATGATCGCATTAGCCTTAGCGTCGCCTTTTAAATGACCGAAACTTACTGCGCCTGTGGCCTCATCAGTACGACCGTCTTTAGTCCTAGCCGTTGCTTTAACTATATAGAGATCATCTACAACCTTAGACTCTAATTTTTCGATTGATATGCCATTCAGCTTTCTTAACTGCTCTGTAGCATCTTTCTTGGCATAAAGCGTAAGCTTTCCATTGAGCACGATATAGTCAAAGGGACGAGTAAAAGGATTAAGCCCTGAGCTTTCGCAGACTTTTCGATAGTACATTACGCGTTGTTCTGGGTTCAACTGAGAAAGATCGCCTTGCATGACGACTTTTTCGATCAAGGAATAATCTTGTTCTTCATGGGGCACAAGTGCCGTAACTTTATTCATATTGCTCCTTAAGAGTGTTATACAAGTTTTTTTAAATCAAATTCGTCTTGATAAAAACCACTCGCAGCAATATTATCTTCGCTGCGGTGGTTCGTAAGTCTTGCCGGACTATCATTCGTTCTGCCGCTTATTTATCAGTAAAATATGTCAAGTATTTCATAGCGTCTCTAATATTAAAGAAATCTCTAGAAAATTCACCCATATATTCTAATCTATACCTATGACATAAATTTTCACCTAGATCAATTAAGTTATATCCCATTTTATTTGCAAAAGCGTTAAATTTTTCTAATCTTAATTTTTCATTTGTCTTCATTTTTTTATCTTCCTTCCACTTCATGTTTCAAAAGGTTAGTTAAAATTTCAATGTAATCTTTGCATCCTTGTATTTTTTTTGCATCTGTATGCTTTGGCAAGGAAGATTCGAGTTTTAATAACATTTCTCTTACATCTAAAACTGTCATCATACGATTGAAAATATTTTTTTTATCTGTTGAAGTTTCGATAAACTTTCTGTGGGGATTATATCCTCCTTCACCTTCGTTGAATAAATCATTATATTTTTTCCATTCCGCATTCATTTTGCGTGACTTCCACTTTTCCATTTTACAACTCCTTGTGTATCGTTATGTCTAAAAGATAAACAATTGCGCAATTTAAGTCAACACGGAAAATGAAAAATAATCACAAAAGATATATGTTGCTTAAAATGCGAAAGTGTATGTAGCATAGACGCAGAAAATAAGGAAGGTACAAATGAAACTAAGAACATATCTAGCAGAAAATGACATCACGCTCAAAGAATTCAGCCAGAAGATCAATTGCGCATATTATTACTTATCCGCAATTTCGCATGGAAAGCGAATACCGGGCAAGCGTCTAGTCAAAGACATACAGGAAGCAACGGGGGGAGAGGTAAGTATGACAGAAGAGATTTCTCTTGCTAATCAAAGAGAATTTTTAAAACCGCTAAAATGATGCCTATAATCGGCACTGTTATCAAGAGATAAAACGCGAAATTGGATATGCCGTCCACAATTTCCTTCCACACTTCAAACATAATATTTCTCCCTTCCGGAGATACTCTACAGGAAATATATTGACAAGTAAAACTTTTAAATTAAAAATATGCTTGTCTATATTTCCCTCTTAGATTAAATAAGTTTCAAGTTTTGGAGTTTATCGCTATGATGGTCCGGCAAGACTTTAACGAGCTACCTCCTAAAATGTATTTGACTCAAGTAATGGACACCACATCGAAAGCATATTGCTTTCTTTGGGATCGCAAAGACAAAAAAAATATGGTTACAATGACCTGGAAAGATTTAGCCATCCATTACCACAAACATACATTTAAGAGCGCATTACGTAAGCTTAATAACAAAGGGTTATTGAGTTACGATGAATCATTAGACGGCATCGCAATCGAACTGGTTGGTTGGGATGACATCGAAGGATAAAAAAAAAGCAGCGTTACTAGCGCTGCTTAAAAGAGTCTGAATGAATATCTCAATATTATCTAATTGACATATTCCATTTCAAGCTCTTTTTAAATTAAAATAATTAATTTATGGAGTAGGAATGAACGTACCTTCTAGAGATTTTAAAGTACCTTCTAGAGATTTCAAAGGAATATGGATTCCCGCAAATGTATGGCTTGATAATCGGTTAACCTATTTCGAAAGATGTCTTCTTTCCGAAATTCATTCCCTCGATGGCGAAAAAGGTTGTTTTGCATCTAACGAATACTTATGTGAATTTTTTAACGAACGAGAAAGAAAAATTCAGGAAGGTATAGCCAAGCTTAAAGAACTAGGTTATTTATACCAGGAATCTTTCGACGGCAGAATTCGAGTTTTGCGAACATGTTTAAACCCCAAAAATGACAAATCATTATTTAACACCTCTGAGGTGCGGAATTCCGCACCTCTGACCTGTCAAAATCCGCACCCCTCACATATTATATATAACAAAGGAGATAGCAAAGAACAGCAACACGATGCTGCTGCTTTTTCAAACTCATCACATCCGGAACAAAAGGACCATTCCAAGCCACAAAAAATACCCATTAGCAAATCAAAGCCAAAAGAAGAGCCAATTCACGAGATCCTCGAAAAAGTGCATATTCCACTCAAAGATAAAATTGAGATTACACGGAGATATTCCGCTGATGCCGTTAAAAACGCAATAGAATGGGCCACAAGCCCGCAAACTAAAATTAAAGAGTCTTTGGTCCAGGCGATTAAATGGGCGTGTCAGAACAAGCCAGAAGTGCCAAAAAACAAAGGTGATGAAATTTCAGCGAATAAAGCCTATGCTAAAAAGTTTGATGGGAAGAAAAAGGGAAGTATTACTGTCAATGTGTTAAATGATTGCGTCGAAATAGATTACGGTACTCCATATAAATTGCCATTGATCATCTCTTACGGAGACAAAGCTTTTAAAGAACAATTGGAAAGCGCCTTAAGAAAATGTCAGGTGTTTTAGATGAAAATTGAACTGATATTGCCGATCAAGACAGTCAGCGAAGCTAATATTTCTGAGCATTGGACTAAAGCCAGCAAAAGGCATAGACAGCAACAGCAAATAGTAAGGCTAGCGTTCATTACCCATAAAACGCACATATCTTTGCCGTGCTGCGTTAAAATGACCAGGCTGGCACCTAACTACCTTGACGAAGATGACAACCTCAGAATGGCCTTAAAATGGGTAAAAGACGAAGTTAGCGAATGTATCTCGGACATGCCCAAAAGTTTTTACTTTCAAAAGGGAAAACTTAGGCAACTGAAAGGAAGGCATGATGACGACAAGCGGATTAAATGGGAATACGCACAGGAAAAAAGCAATATTCGCAGGGTTAAGATTGAGATAACTTTTGAGGATGACAAATGTTGCGCTCAAGAATCTCAAGACGAGACTTTAAATCCATGATTTCTTTGACCAATTTTCCGTTTTCGGCGAATAGCTTTTTACGGACTTTGTCATTAGAGAGCTTAACCTCTTGGATTTTCTTATGCATTGCTTCGATTTCGCTTTCTTCTTCAGTTTTGAAGAAATCAAGCTGTATTGCCATCATTTCGCCACCTCCGGCGAAGAGTGTGTAGATTATTTACGAAAAAAACAAGTAAAATAAAAACTATGAAATGGTATAAGAAATTTATGGAATATGAGATCGACGAAGAAAAACAATATAAAGACAGAATTCAAGAGCTAAAAAATCTTATAGATCAAGCATTAGAAAGTTATGCAATTCTCGACATAATTTGCGAAAAATTACAAGTAGATTCTTTTCATAAAGCTTCAAAAAGAGAATTGCTCTTTTACATACACAAACGCATTGATGAAAACAGAATCTTATTAGCTGAACTAAGGGGGGAATGATGGAATCTGATTTAGATGATCCAGAAAAATTCGATAAAATCGAATCAAAAGCAGGAATATGCTATAAGCCAAAAAATTATCCTGGTCCCATTGCTATAGATATTAAACCATCCGAAGAATGCAAAGAATATCACGAAAATTCTACGGTAGAAGTTGAATGGTGTGGAATTTTAAGATCCAAAACTTCAGATGGAAGAACTGTTAACATAGCAGAGGAACTAAATCGTCTAGAAAGAGAAAAAAATAATGATTGAGTGGAAATTGCAAACGATACCGATCAAGGATCTCAAGCCTCATCCCAAAAATCCTAGGCAGATCAATAAAGAGCAGCTTCAGCACTTGACTAACTTGATTGCTAAATTTGGGTTGATAGATAAGCCGATCATTAATTTAGATATGACCATTATTGGCGGCCATCAGCGCGTCAAGATCTTGAAGAAGATGAAGACAAAGGAAGTTGAATGCTGGGTTCCGAATCAACAGCTTTCGCAAGAAGATATAGACCATCTTTGCATCGGACTTAATCTTAATCGTGGAGAATTTGACTATGACATTCTTGCAAATGAGTGGAACGTATTAGATTTATTGAAATATGGATTTATGGAGGATCAGTTACTGGGATCAAACCAAGCTGATATTTTAGGGGATGCTTCAGAAGAAGATGAAGAGCAGAGTAATAAAAAATGCGAGATGTGTGGGCAAAAAATAAAAAAGAAAGTATGAATGATCATGGAATAAATCAAAGGAGGCCCATATGTTAAGCTCAATCGGCAATGTACGTCAGCATGTTGTTACTTTGGCTAATCATACTCTAAATCATCCTCACTTCCTCGGACGGATGATTTCGTGGGGAGTATTGTATGGAGCTCTCTATTATCTATCGAAGCGAATTTATACTTACGCATATCCAAAAATACAAGGGTATCTAAAAACAACAGCAGCAAAAGAAAGACAAGTTAAGGTTGTAGATGTAGCAAAAGAGGTGCTTTGCGCAAAATGCAATACCGAATTTACCAAAGCACTGAAAAAAGATGAAAATGCTGCGCCGTTAAAACCTGCTCCAGATATCATTGAGAAAGAAAAAACAGCAGAAAAGCCAGTTGAGCAAGACCATGACGAACAAGAAGAAACTAAAGAAAAGCCTGTTAAAGAAAACGATAAGCCTTTTGTAGATGCACAGAAAGAAGATGCGAGTAAAAAAAAAACAGGTTATTGGCCCTTCACATAAATCAGAAATAGATAAGCCATGGGAATTTGTCTTCGGTGATGATCTAGGATATATCGACGAGGATTTTATTTAATAAATGAAAATGAATCATAATTGGTTATTTCTATCGGTCATGTTTCTCATTATCTTGCCGCCGGGGATATATCGATTTAGGCATCCAGAAAAAACAGAGACAGAATTATTTTTAGATTTTTTCGAATCTTATAGGGAGTTTTTTAGCAGTTGGTAACAAAACGTAACCGACTCAAATGGATGCCATTGAATGAAATTAGAAGATAGCGAAACTTGGATTCAAGTTGAAGATCGTTTACCGGATGTTTTTGCTGGCAAATTCAGAGTGAGAAAGAGGGATGGAATTGAAATGGATGCTTTCTATTATGCGGACAAAATGGCTTGGACAGCTTTTTACGGATGCAAACTTAGCCACTGGTGGGATGCACACGGTACTCATGATAGATTAGATGATGTAACGCATTGGAAAAGATGAATAAAGTAAAAGAATTTTCTTGTTGTAATGGTCATCAATTTAATAATAATGAAGTAAAAGAATGGAAGGGAGGTGCTTCAGTATGCCCATTTTGCTGGTCAAATGGTTTTAGAAATAAAATGATGAATCCGATGATCCCAAATCCAAAACCATCATTTGAAGAAATTTCTAAGCAAATGCTTATTAATGCAGAAATTCTCATGAAGAAGATTTCTGAACATACCGATAAAGAGATTGAAAGATTGAAAAATTCCATGTCAAATTAGGGTACTCTCTCTTACGATAATATTACATTTTTTAAAACTTCGTGGATACCTGTTTATTTAAATTTGTTTTATTTCAGCTTGACACAAAGTTGATAAATATCATATACTCAGCGAAACAAGGATTCGAGATATGGATGAGGAAAAGATAAAAAGAGAATTTAGCGACCTGGTAGGAAAAGTGCTAACTAGCATTGAGGTCGACAAAGAAAGCAATGTGATAATATTTTCCACTGAATGTGGAAAGAATTATGTAATGTATCACGAGCAGGATTGTTGCGAATCGGCAGTCATCGAGGATATCTGTGGGATACCTCTACAAGATCATGTTGGCAAACCAATTATCTTAGCAGAAGAAAGATCCGATTCAGCGACTAATAAAGATGATCCCGATGCTTACTCTAGTGAATCTTTTACTTGTACATTCTACGAGCTCGCAACGCTCAGTGGAGCGACAACCATTCGGTGGTATGCATACTCCAATGGATATTATTCGGAAAGGATAGATTTTTGCGAGATATTAGCGCAACATGACTAAAAAACTACTTAATGAAATAGAACATCCCTTTCCCAACAAAGAACTTATACTACTGCAAAAATTACATAAAGAAGAAGTTTTGAGCAAAGAGGATATCCAAGCCATCTCAGATTTACTTCTTAAATATTTAGACCTTAGAGCGTATATTTTCCATGAAATCTAACAAGAAGGAATAAAGAACATGAAAAAGATTTTATTTTTGTTATTTACCTGCTTTGTATCACTACAAGCATCTAATCTAAGAGATAAAATGTATATCTCTGAAAAGCAATTGACAGTATCAGCAGATGAATTTCACATCCACATCGGGCATAATATCTGGCTAGTATCTAATTCGATAGAGACAGACTCGTCAGGATTATTTGTTTATGAAAACAATCTGCATCATGCTATTTCTGAATACCCGAAGGGAGTCAGATTAGAGTATGTGAAGAAATGGCAGTGTCCTTATTGTCATTACTACTGGCCAGTAGGGAAGCCATGCGATAATGAAGATTGTCCGTCGAGGTATAAATAATGCAAATAGATGGATGGAATGTCAGAACTGACAAAAATGGGAATTTTCTTAGACAAAGCCGAGAAAATCCAAACGAATATATTATTACAATTTTAAATAGATATGCGATAGACATTGAACTTTTAAAAGAAGAAATAGATAAGATTCCTAAAGAAGACCTTGAAAAAACTTTAATAGGAATTATAAAAGATTCAATATATAAAGCACCAAAAATGCCATTGGGAACAATGAAATCACATCCACAGCCACAAAAAAAACTTACTGTAGAACAAGTTAAAGAGTTAATATTCTTATTGGATGCAAACCACAACATGATGAAAAAATGCTTTGATATTTATTTGGAAGGTCATTCTAAATACATGCAGAAACTCACTGAGCACTTTTTAGATGAAAGATTTTAATATGATAGATAACATTGAAAAACACCTTATATATTTAGCGATATCATTATTAATTATTGCATATCGTTTTGAAATTGATATTTTAGCTGGCATATCGGCAGGAATTTTTTTGGGATTGAGCATGCCTAAATTAAATTATTTCAAGAAATATAAATGAAAGAAAAATCAAAATCTCTCACATGTTTTTATTGCGGGATTTATCATCCACATGTCGAGGCTCAAGGAATGTTATATTGCCCTAACGCATTGTGTAGTGGGCCCGGTGGCTCGTGGTTTCGTAGCAAACTAGATAGCTATGAAGAGATAAACTCTAGTGAGCATACTGTCAAAGAGGATGAATGGCTAAAAAAAGGGATAATTAATAACAAAAATAATGGTATAGAAAGGGACTATTTTTAATGACAAAATTTAGCTGGTCAATATTTTTGCTAATTATTATTTCTACACTTCAATTTTTTTGCGGTAATATAGAACATTCTTTTTTTATGTTATATATCGCTATTTTACTTAATTTAATTGGAATATTCGAATATGTGAGGAGGATTTATCTAAAATGAAATTTGCAATGCCATATGGCGAAACGATGGAGATTCGTCCCTCTAAACCTATCGATGAAGATGAAGTGGGGATAGACGAAGAAGTCGAAGGTGTAGTTTATCAAATATTCTGGAATGAAAAACCCTTACCCTGGTGCACAAATACCAGATTGCAAGCAACAGCTATCGCTTTAGGTTGCCAATGGGGAGCACTAGAAATATATAATCGGAAAAAAAATAATGGATGGTGAAAAAATTGAATATTCTATTGAAGAGCTTATTAATCTACCTCTTATCGATAAAATAAAGGACATGCATAAAGCAATATTAGCCAACATCGAAATAATTTTAAAAGATTCGGAAAATTGTCCTTACCCTGTCGAATATTCGCGAATGAATGGAATGGTATATGCTTATGCTCATTGTAAGGTAATGATGGAATCTATATTGCGTTTTGAAGAACAAAGATGCGGATGTGGTTCGTGGATTGATCAAGAAAATAAGTCTACGAGTAGTACATGTATAGATTGTAAAAGGAAGACATTAGGATGAGTAATGGAAAAAGATACTTTAATATGGAAGAAGCTATTAAAAATGGCAAACAATTTTATTGGGACAACTATGCACTAGATGAAGGGAGATCTGGGGGTGTAAAGTGTCCAAAATGTTTGATATGGATAGAATTTCCTAGAAAAAGAAAAAATCATCTTATGACTTGGATAAAGGATTGCGAAAATTGTGAAATAAAAGATCCATTTAGAAGAATGTGGCATCAGTTTAATAGCTGCTGTGATGATGATCAAAGAGAAATTTATAATGCTTGGCTAAGAAAGCTAAGATCTTTATCTTCAGAGTTCTCTATTGATATCCTAAGACATATTCAAGATCTTCCTTTTTTTGAAGGAGTATCAAATGAGTAGTGGAAAAAAAATAGGATATAAACGAGTCAGCACAAACGAGCAAAATCCTGAAAGCCAACTCATCGGTATAGAACTAGATAAGACTTTTGTAGACATCGAATCGGGCTATTCAACAAAAAACAGACAGCAACTACAAGACCTCAAAGAGTATGTAAGAGATGATGATATCGTATATGTAGAGTGTATGGATAGGCTAGGAAGAAACGGATATGATTTAGATAACATCGTCGAATTTTTGCTAGCAAAGGGTGTAGAGATACACTTTGTTCGAGAAGGTATCATACTGGGAAAAAAGAATGATTTTATGTCTAAGTTAGCATACGACATGATGAAGTCATTCATCCATTTTTTTTCCCAACTGTTCAAAGAGCGGCAACGCATCGGTATTGAGAAAGCTAAGAAAGATGGGAAATACAAAGGCGCAAAAAAGAAATTGGATGCTTATAAAATTGAATTGCTTAAGCAAAGAATGCAATCTCGCGATAGCAAAAACAAAATTGCAAAAGAGTTCGGAATATCACGATTCACTCTTTACAAATATTTAGCAAAGATAAATTTAAATTAGGAGGACAGCATGGAAAAAGATACAATCACGCGATTACCAGAGCTCAGAAGACGAGTTTCGAGTGTAGTCGGTAAGGATATTGACGAACCAGTAGAGATATATTTTCAGGATGGCGTCATCAGCCCGAAATATAAAATCACAATCGAGATGATCGAAGATGATTATTTTATAGATGCTAAAGGTCGAAAATGGCTGAGGGCAAAAGATGAATGAGATTCGACTGATTAGATTTTTACCAGACGATAAAGCGAAATGGTGGGGAGAAGGAGAATGGGTAAATGAGCCTGATCTTGTCAAATTCGAACATCAGGGGATTGGCTGCATGGTTCTACGAATGGCCATGGAAGAACCTGATACTAAAGAATTTCATATGTTTGGTGGCTATTTGAATGGTTACGTAACTATTCCTCCAGATCATCCATATTATCAAAAAACCTATGAAGAGATACCGATTGTTTGTCATGGCGGTTTGACATTCGGGGAATGTTCTAGCACACATTTAATAGGTTTCGATTGTTCTCATTGTAACGATTTTGTTCCCTCTACGGAACATATGAAAAAAACAGCTGTATATATGCAAGAATATAGAGATTCGATGGAAAAGCTAAAGAAAAACTTTAACTTAGAAAATAGTCCTATATTTAGAAATACATATAAAAATATCGAATTTTGCATCAATGAATGTAAGTCAATGGCAGAACAATTAATCGAATTGAGAGTAGAACATGAAAGTTGAAATTAACGAAGAAGAAAGAGTACTGCTTGAAAGGATGTGCAAAAGAGCAGTTGATTTTGTAGAGATGATTCTCCCTCACCCACCTAAAATTTTAGTAGAAATTGAAAAAGATATAGGATTGTTAAAAAATCTAATAAAGAAGTTAGCTAAAGAGGATTAAATAATGGAAAGAAGACCTATAAAGGAAACAGATCAAGAAGTAGTACAAAGAGCTTACAATCTGTTAAAAGGTTATATGGCTCAACATCCCGAAATAGAGCCTACCTTATGGGCGGCAGCTTTTTGGAGTGTTTTAGTGGATGGATACAGTAGTTCAGGTATGTCTTATGAAAAATTTACTGAAGAATGGGATAGGGTGAAACATCACTATAAGCCATGGTTTGATTCATGAAAATTGATTGCATAGGATGCTTGCACGATAATTACCCAGAACTAGAAGGCGGTGACTTGCTCATTGTAACTGGTGACATAACCGCTACAGATCAAGCATACGAATACATAAAATTTTTACTTTGGCTAGAAAAACAGAAATACTCTAAAAAGATATTTATAGCCGGAAATCATGATATGATTTTGGAAAAGATTCCTCCTATAAAAGAAACCTTACCTGATAATGTTGAATATCTTTGCGATTCAGGAACAGAATTCGAAGGGCTAAAGATATGGGGGTCGCCTTGGTCTCATAGATTTATAGGAATTAACCCAAAATGTACAGCATTTACTTATTTCGATGAAATTTTCTATTATGAAAAAAAGGTAGTTACGATGCCTACCGACATTGATATACTTATAACACACGAGCCAGCATACGGGATACTGGACTCCATTCCTATGCAGGATGGATCTCTTTTTCATGTGGGAAGTAAAGGACTATCCGGATGGCTTAAATATGTTTGTAGACCTAAGTTGCATGTATTCAGCCATATCCATGAGGCATACGGACAAGAAGAATATTTTGCAACATATAATGATAAAATGATGATCTCGGTGAATTGCAGCCATGTGAACGAACGATACAAACCGATTAATAAACCCATTAGGATTGATTTATGAAAGAATGGATGAAAGAACTACAGAAAATAGAGAATAACAAATATTTTTCCGAATTGGTCCATGAATATTATAAATTGGCGAACATGAGAATCATGCAAAAAATGAGGGAAAAATTCAACATTCCTTCAGAAGATATAGCGCCTTTTATGATCTCTGTATTTGCACGAATGCTAAACGAAAGCTGCTATTCATTGGGCTCCCACATAAGAGAGGATTATCCTATCACAAATATATATTCAAAAGATCATCTATTGAATTTGCTAAAAGTTTTGAATGGAGAATCTCTTTCACAGTTTGAAAGGACAGATATTGATATGGATATCGATGTGCGCCTTCAAAAGTTTAAAAAATTTGTGATGGAAAACGGAAAAGATTTATGAATAAAGAGGAATTTTTGTTTAGATTGCGAGAAATTATTAACGAAGTTAGACGCATGAATCAGGAGACATTCGAGGATAGATTTAAAGATGGAAATATAAGATTTCATCAATTCGACTGGGATGGAAATGCCAGGATTCGCATATTTATATCGATGAATGAGGAATAAAAAGGTTTAAAACAATGAAAATGATTGAAAATATCACAGTATGGGGAGATCCACTTCCAGAGGCAGTAGCACAAATGAAGGAGGCTATGAAGTATGACGCATTTTATGGTGCGCTTATGGCTGATCATCATATTGGATACAGCGTTCCTGTCGGTGGCGTTATCGCCTATGAAGGAAAAATCTGTGTTAATGGGGTTGGCTTTGATATTGCTTGCGGTAATAAAGCTGTACTTGTCGATGCGGATGCTGAGGCAATAAAATCTAATATTTATAGAACAATGAATGAAGTACAGAAACATATTTCCTTTGGAATGGGTAGAAAGAATAATGAACGAGTCGAGCATGAGATTTTTGATGACCCCACTTGGGATGAGCTTGATGTACTTTCTGCGCTCAAAAACAAAGCTAGAGACCAGTTGGGAACAGTTGGTAGTGGAAATCATTATGTGGATATTTTTGTCGATGAGTCCAATAGAGTTTGGATTGGCGTACATTTTGGCTCTCGTGGGTTGGGCCATAGCATATGCACTCATTTTATAAAACAAGCAGGGGGTAAAGATGGAATCCACGCAATTCCGGTCGTTCTTGATGAAAATTCAGACCTCGGAGCCCAATATATCAAATGCATGGAACTTGCTGGTCGCTATGCGTACGCTGGAAGAGATTGGGTATGTCAAAAGGTTGCGGGGATTCTTCGCGCCTCGATTCTGGAAGAAGTGCACAACCATCACAACTTTGCCTGGAAAGAACGCCATTTTGATAAAGATCTATGGGTCGTCAGAAAAGGTGCCACACCAGCTTTTAAAGGCCAAAGAGGGTTTGTTGGGGGAAGTATGGGCGATATTTCAGTTATCCTCGAAGGAGTTGAATCCACTGAATCAGCAGCTTCTCTCTTCTCGACTGTTCACGGTGCAGGACGTCTTCTTGGAAGAACTGAAGCCAAGGGAAAGCAAGACAGAAAAACAGGAAAGCAACTTACCGAAGGAGTGGTCAAACGAGACGAACATGATGCATGGATTAAACGAGTTGGCGTCGAAGTAAGAGGAGGCGCTCTCGATGAATCCCCTTATGCCTATAAAAGAATTGAGCAAGTAATTGAAGCACATGGAAATACAATAAAGATTCTTCACACTTTAAAACCCATAGGCGTTTGCATGGCCGACGATAGAGCATTCGATCCCTACAAAGATTAAATATGAGTGATAATTCGTATCAATATAAAACGATAAATGGTGTCAAAAAGAAAATCCATCGTCACATCATGGAAGAGCATTTAGGCAGGCTCCTAGAGCATCACGAGCACGTATATCACCTGAACGGCGATTCATTAGACAATAGAATTGAGAATCTCGTTGTCATTTCAAAAAAATACAAATCATAATAATATCTTGAAAAATTACGTATCTTGGGGTATTTATTTTAGATAAAACCTAGTGAGTATATGGCATTTAAGAAAGAAATTGATTGGGAACTCGTAGAATTATATATAAAAGCTGGAAGTACACAAGTAAATATAGCCAATAGATTTTGCATCGACAGAGACACTCTAAGAGATAGAGTTAAGGAAAAATATGGTATGGATTACTCCGCATTTTCCGCAGCGCTAATAAGCGAAGGTGAGATGCTCATTGAGGCTAAGCAGTTTGATAAAGCCATGAAAGGTTGTTGGCCTGCTCTGCATTGGTTAGGAAAAATTAGATGCAGACAAAAAGAGCCTGAGAATACAACTACAGTGGCTATAAACCAAACACAATTAGACCAAACACATCGCATAATGCAGCTAGAGCACGAATTACAGGAATTAAAGAATGAAAATAAATAAAGAGATGGCAGAACACTTGATAAGGTTTCACACGGAATATGAAAATGTAAGATCAAACGATAGAGATAAAAACCAGATTTTTGATTTATTAAAATATTTAATGGATGAAATAGAAATCTTAAAAAATATGATAGATGCCAACAAGCCCAAAACAGAATAAAAGCTTTTGCGAAGCAACCCACCGCTTCAACATATGGGTCGGGGCTGTTAGCTCAGGCAAAACATATTCCAGCATCGAAAGATTAATCTACGATCTAAAAAATGGACCACGCAACGAAGAGGGCGGTGGTGATGCGATGATCATAGGTGTTAATCGCACATCGATTCAGAGAAATATACTCACACATTTATACAGAAGGTTAGGTTTCCCATGCCCGACGGAGAAAGCACAGATGAGCCGACTATATGGCAGGGATGTTTGGTTTGTGGGCGCACCAGATGTTTCGGCAGTATCCACGATCCAGGGATCAACTCTCGCCCTTGCATATGTGGACGAAGCTACAAACTTACCGGAGCCTTTCTGGAAAATGCTGGAATCTCGTTTGCGTGTACCAGGAGCGAAGCTATTGGCTACTTGCAACCCTGAAGGACCAGCACATTGGTTAAAGAAAGATTATATAGATAAGCGTGGTTTAGATCTCATTCACTGGAATTTCTCTTTAGAAGATAATCCCATTCTAGATTCAAAATACAAGGAACAGCTCAAAGCTTCCTATTCGGGAATGTGGTACAATCGATATATCTTAGGTGAGTGGGCATTAGCGCACGGAGCGATTTATGACAACTATGACAAAGATAACGAATATACAAACCCGTTCCCTAATCCATCATACTATGTTGTTGGGATTGATTACGGGACCACTAATGCAACTGCTGCGGTATTATGCGCTATCACTCCAAACAAATGGCCACAAATACGAGTGGAAGCAGAATATTACTATGACTCAGCCAAGAAAGGCCGTTCAAAGACGGATCAAGAATTGGTTCGAGACATCAAAGATTTTATTGGATATAAAAACGTCTCAGCTACATACGTTGACCCAGCAGCAGCAAGCCTCAAGATTGCGTTACGCCAAGCTGAGCTTCCTGTTCTGGATGCTAACAACGATGTTCTTCTGGGTATTAAAATCTGCTCAAAATTCATAGGCGGAAAGAATATAGTTATCCAAAAGGGTTGCACGATCCTAAGAGAACAAATTCAATCCTACGCATGGGATAGCAAGGCAGCAGATAGGGGAGAGGATAAGCCTGTGAAGAAAGATGATCATTGTGTAGACGCATTACGCTATGCAGTATGTTCAGCATTTCCAAAGGGTGAATTTAGCCATCCGGATGAAAACATTTCTTACGATCAATATCGTAAGAAAATATTCGAAGATGATGCATGGGGGCCATTAGGGCCGATATCAGGAGTATATATTTGAATAATTTAAACGATTTATTAAAAAAAGATTATCAAATAATGGGTACAACATCCACCGCCGACGATGCAGTCGAAATGATGAATCACTGTAAAAAGTATGAAAATTTTGTAGATGTTCAAATATGTAGATATAAAAATCGTCCAGGTTATGAAGATGCATACGCTATTTTGTGTTTACATATTTTTAAGTTATGGGAAAAAGAAGAATGAAAGAAAAGATCGATAAATTCATATTATATTTTACCACGATCACAAAAGAAGAGTGCGATTTTATCGAATCGATATTGAAATGGGATGATGAAACTAAAGCTGCTTTTAAATTAGCGAAGAGGATTTTCGAGGAGAAAGAACATAATGGCTAAATTGACATGCCAGTGTGAAAATTCACTGTCAAACTCATCATTTCAAAACACCATCGAAGGACACATTAAAGTCATTTATGAATATGTATATAAAGATGTTTGGGAACGCGATGAACGTGGTCGTTTATCTGTCGACATGAAAGATGAAAAAGTATTAACTATTTCGAAATGGTATAATCCAGAAGATGGAAAAACGGGCAATTTATTCGATGAACTTCGTCAAGAAATAGAAGATGAGATTAAAAGGTTAAAAAATGAAAACAAATAAGGAAGTTGTCGAAGCGTTGACGAAATATTACCTAGAACAAGATCCTATTTTAGTTGCTCGTGCCCTAGCATCCATGCTTATAGATATGAACCGAATTCAAAATATTAAACTACTTTCTAAATCAGAAAAAGAGAATCTATTTATCCGACTTAGGTTGAATGTTGCTCAACTACATGATTTTATAGAGAATGGTCCAGCAGATGAATTTAAATTATTTACAATGAATTCTTCCTGATGATTTTCAAATAATTTTTATTGGATCTATACTCCTAGCTATGGTAATTTAAATTTTAAATTTACCAAAGCTATCACATGGGCTCATACGAGTCGGGCAATTATTCACTTGGCTATATCGATCCATCCGATGTTCAAGCCAAAGATCTAAAGCAAATGAAAGACTGGTTTTACCAGTCAAATTATCCTACGAATTCGTGTTATTGGCTTCAAGGAGCTATTGACAAGCGATTTAAAGTAGGCGATCAGCAGCTATATAATCAAGTATATGGCCAGAATTCTCAAAACGTCCAGAAGTTCTTTTTCAATTTAGTCCGCCGTCATATCAATATGATATGCGGGTTTCAGCGCAAGAACCGTAAATCTACTGTTACATTACCAAACGATAATAATGATGATCCGCTTTCGGATGACTACAACAAAGTCATGCGCTGGTGTGATGATAGAGATGGGTTTCAAGAATATATCTCACAAGCATTTGAAGGGGCATGCGACACAGGAGAAACTCTTCTACACCTATACCCGGACTACACATTCGATCCTATATCTGGTGATTTATTTACGGATGCGGTCCAGTGGAATAATTATTTGATTGATCAATATACTAGGAAGCAGGATCTTAGCGATTGTAACGGGATCTGGAGGAGAAGGTGGACGTCTAAGACAATGGCTAAATTGCTTTTGCCTGGTTATGCAGAAGAAATCGATAAGATGAGACCGGGAGGGATGAAAGATGGACGTTTCCCTCTTCAAGCAGAATTGCAGAATGTTGCTACAAGCAATTTATTCACCTACGACGAATTCTACTATCGCACGACACGGCCCGGCAAGATGATACTCGATACGATGAGTGGGGAAGCGGTTGAATGGGAAGAAGACGAGACAGAAGAAGAAGGAATGATGGAAAGGGTGCTCTATGAGCAGCCATGGTTAAAAGTTCAAGATGTACAAATACCGACAGTAAAGCTAATTATAAGCTTATCAGACAAGAATGTATATCACGGTAAGAACCTTCTTTCAATTGACGAATATCCTTTTGTCCCCCTGCAAATTTATGTAGAACAAGACATCCAAGCATATGCGTGGAAGAAGCAGGGCATCATAAGAAATCTTAGAGATGCTCAATTCCTTTACAATATGCGCAAAGTCATTGAGCTTCAGCTACTTCAATCTAGTTTGAATGCTGGTTGGATATACCCCGTTGATGTTGTTCCTGATGCAAAATGCTTTAGGCAAACAAGCGGCGGTGATGGTTTCCTTATACCACTTAAAGCGGGACGTTTACCCAATGAGATTCAAAGAATTGAGCCAGTTGCTATACCTCAATCTTTACTTGAGCTTTCTAATAGCCTTGCGGAAGATATCACAAAAATTTCGGGTGTAAATGAAGAGCTCTTGGGAAGCGCGACAGACGATAAATCCGGGATACTCTCTATGCTTAGACAAGGAGCTGGACTTACTACTTTACAAACTATCTTCGATAAGCTTGATTACAGTCAGCGCTTATATGGAAAAATACGGCTTCAAGGGATACGTAAAAACTTTTCTAAAGGCAAAATCCGCAATATACTTGGGCATGAGGCGGATCCGAGATTCTGGACAAGCCATAGCCAAAAATATGCAATTACAGTTGAAGAAGGTAACTATTCAGCTACGCAACGACAAATGGAACTCCAACAACTCTTACACTTTAAACAATTAGGCATGCAAATCGCCGATAAATCTATTTTAAGAGCTGCGTTTATCACTAATAAGCGACAAGTCATTGCAGATATGGAAGAGCAAATGGAGCAGCAAAATCAACAGCAGCAAGCACAATCCCAACAGCAAGAAAAAATGGACAATGCTAAGATAATGGGTATGTTTGCCAAGGCTAAAGCTGATATAGCCAAAGAACAGGACTTGCAAGCCTCTACACAAGAGAGATTCGCCAAGATCGAGGATTTACATGCTGGTGCATTACATAAGCAAACACAAGCAGATCTAGACACCGTCAAAGCGATGATCGAATTAGAGGATTTAGATTTAGCTAACTTCCGACAAAATCTCGAATTAGCTGAATACATCAAAGGCGTCAATAAAGCTACACAACAAATCCCTGCAATGGCAGGATAGGAGACAATTATGGCACATAGCCGAGAAGCACATGCAAAAATGCCAGCAATGGCAAAATTCAATGAAGGTCATTGGTCAAAGAAAATGGAAATGGTCGATTCAGCCGATGGAAAATATTCTTCCGAGATGAATCAAGCCGAAGAATATAAGAAATCTGCGGATGCTCTTGCATCATATGCAAAAAAGCATCGTGAAAAGCGTTAATTTTCGAGATAGGTAGGCTTAAATATTTAGACCGGCGATTGTAGCCGCCTATCTCTTTTTATATCCTAGAAAGAGTATAACCCTGTATAAGTGAGTATAAGTGAGTATATGAAGAAAACACATCATAATCCCGATTATGCCAAAGACAAAACAGCGGACGTAATCAAGAAAGGCAGCGGTGGGGCTGTTCCTAATGAGCAATGGCAAGTGAATATGGATTTAACTCCCAAAGGTGCAGATAATGCATGGGGAGCTTTTTTGCCGCGACCCGGTAAAGATAGACCAACACCACATACAAAAACAAATGAGTGTGACTTTTGAATATATATAATACATATATTGATGATGGAGAAATTCACGCTCTATCAAAAGAGTATGGTTATGCTCTTAAATTTTTTTTAGATAATTATTCTATTCAAGAAAATTACCAGATAATAGCTGAGATTCAGCGTGATTTCACCCAGAAATATGCTGATTATTTAATGGAATTCAATAAAGAAAAAGTCATGAAAGTTCTAATGGAGCATTTAATAAAAGGATATGATGAGGATTTTAAATTCATATTTAGACCAGCGTATATTGTTAACAATATAGGTGACAAAGCAACCTTTTCATTAAAGTTTAAACGTGCAGAAAAAGATAATTTGGATGAAAAAGATGACCAAGTTTGAGAGATATCACATTCAAGATCCTCCTCGGGAGAGAGAGGAAAAGAGAGAGAAATCGCCCGAAGATTATTATGCTACATCGACAGAATTTATTTATAAGCCACCATGGATAGAGAAGTTTGATGAATCGACCATTACAGGTAAAAAATATAAACTCGCTAAAGAAATATGCGAAAATACACAGGTCATAGATACAAATGAGAAAAGTAAGAGTAAAATCCCTAAGAGAAAATCTAAAAAAAATTCTACCAAAGCCCACTAAACAGCAGTGGAGAGCATATAAAAGAAATTATATGATGGGATTGATCGAATGACAACAGATAATTGGAAAAAGATAGAGCGTATTACTGCGGGAGAACTATCAAAAAAGGCATTATCTGATAAAACGAAATATGATGCCTTAGAAGTCGGTCATGCTCTATCGGACGAAATAGCTCCTCAGCTCAGAATATGTATCGAGAATCACAAGAATATCATCAATGAAAATGAATTTTGCATTGTGATGCTAATTTCTAAAGACCCCCTTATATCCAATCTTCAGCGACGAAAGTTTTATGCTTGGCCTTACCTGCCTAAGCCAAGGCCAAATCAAAGCGTATTTCTCTACAATAAGGGCAAAGATTTAATTACTCATCGTCTATGGATATTGCCTTCAGATATGGTTATGGCCGAACTTCATTCAATGGCTATCGTCGACAAGCGTTATCAAACGATGAAAGCATGGTCGGATGCATTTTACAAGGGTTGGAAATTAGATAAAAAGACCAAACAATTTTACAATTCCGATCCTTGTCATTTCTGGAACTTTGTCAGAAAAGATCAAAAGATCGATATGCTTTCAGAGCATGAATATTTTCTAAAGCATCGCGATGAACTTATCCAAGCTGGCGGTAAGATCCCCAATTCTACGGACACCGAGCCCTTTGACTTTAGCAAAATCGCAATCAAAGAGGTGGTAGACACGATGACACCCGTGAGCGATTAAAGCATTCTCAATTACTTTAGGTAAACAAAGCACTCCTATAGGCGCATCAGCAGCCATTTGATTCAATGTATTTCTATATTCCTCGAATTTCTTAAGTACTTCTTCTCTAATCTTTTTCATTCTTTCTTCATATTCAAAATTTTGCTTTACAGTCTCAGGGTTTTCAATTAATTTGTTTTCTTCAGACATAGGAGATCCCAATTATGACAGATGTTATTGCCCAAGATAATAAAGAAAAAATTATACCGCAAGAAGTTGCTGCTATTCAGCGACAAGAACAACAACAAACTAAGCAAAATGTACCAGAGCAAATTTCTCAAGTTAATACAGAAACCAACGTTGAAACACAAGAAGATCCGAATTGGCATGCTCTTAGAGAATCTAGGAAAAAAGAACGCGCTGAGAGACAGGCTGCGGAACGCAAAGCAGCGGAAAAAGAGGCGGAGGCTCAAGCTCTTAAAGCAGCGATGGAAGCACTTATTTCAAAATCATCTCCTTCCTCGCAAGCATATCAGCAATATTATTCAATGAATGGCCCAAATGAAGGCGAAGAAACAGAAGATCAACGCATTGAAAAGAAAGTAAATGCCGCTATTGCGATCAGAGAAGCAGCAGCAGAAAAAGCGCGCATAGAAAGAGAAAGAGCAGATTTACCCCATAGGTTAAGAAAACAATTTCCCGATTATGATCAAGTGGTAAACGAGGAGAATGGCGATTATTTAGAATATCATCATCCGGAAGTATATAGAGCACTATTAAGACAACCAGAAACCTTCGAAAGCCTCTCAGATGTATATAACGTAGTAAAAAAATATATTCCCAATGCCAAAAATGCAAAGAAAGATGCAGCGAAAGCAGAAGCTAACTTAAATAAGCCAAAGTCCATTTCTAGCACAGGCATAACACAGCCTGGAGAAGCAACACAAAGAAGCAGTATGCAAGATATTGAAGCTAGAAGAGCTGCAAGATATGCTGAGATGCAACGAATTATGAAAGGGATGGGATGATGGAAGAATGGCCACTCAAAAAATATAAAGAACTTTTAGAAACATATGACAGATCGAGAATGATTTCATATGGATCACCAGATCAATTTCAGTATAGGCAAAATCAACTATTGCAGGCATTGGCCGAATTTATCCTTGAACATTATTACAAGTGTCAGGAAGAAGAGGAAAAAAATAATGTTTGAATTAAATAAATTATTTGATACTGTGAATTTAGCGAAAAGATAGGGTTGCGCCCTATCAAAGAGCCTACGCCTCTACAACGTAAGATAAAAAGCAATTTTTAACTTATTTTGTGAGGCTATATGACATTTTCTACCGGGATAACCGGTATCAATAATATGGCTCCTGAGCTACCTGTACAGGCTAGCGAGGACCTTTTATCCACACCAATGTTTAACCTGATCCACTCCTTTGGAGTAGATCTACATCATGCCGAATCTTATATCGGCAAGACCACACGCATGTCCCGTTTTGAAAGATTGTCAACGGATGGAGGACAACTGGATGGTTCAGGGATTGATCCAGCATCAGAAGTTCCCGTCCGCACTGACATCGATGCTACCATGGAGATTTATGCAAAATCTATCGTTACAAACGAGCAGGTCGTTTTGTTTGAGAATTCTAAGACCCTAACCAAGTTCACAGCATTGCTAGGAGGCTGGGTCAGGGAAAAGGAAGATCTTTTGATGCGTGACCTTTTTAGCTCAAGTGTCAGTTACATAAACGCCACTGGGGGCTTAAACGCAGATCAACCAAGTAACCTCTCCTTGAACGATGTAAACAACATCGAAACCATTCTTCTTGGAAATGATGCCCTTAGCATGCTTACAAGCTTAGAAGCGACTCTAAAGTTTGCTACAGGTGGCGTGAGAGACGCTTTTATTGCTCTTGCAAATACAAACTTAACTGCCGATCTTCAAAAAGTTCAAGGAGTATTGCTTAAATCAGCATACCCAACACAAGAGGGAATTAGGCCAGAAGAGTATTGCTCTATTTCTCGATTCCGTTTCTTTGTTTCTTCTAAAGCTGCAAGGACACCCGGAATTTCGTTGAAGGGAAATACTGTCTATACAATCCCTATGTATGGCCTTGAAGCAGCTGCAAAGATCGAGCAGAACAACTATACAGCCGTCATTGGATATAGACCTCCTTGGGTCGTTTCATCCGTGGCACAAAACAGCCAATTGTATGCCAAGTTTGCAATCGCTCGTGCGATCACAAACCAAAACTGGATCTCCGGTTTGAACGTAACGACATTCCAACCATCATAAAGGAGGTTTTAGTATGGCTTTTACGATCGTAACGCAAGGCACATTTAAACAGCCTGCAACTGCTGTTAATCAAATAATCCCACTTCCTAGCGGAGCTGATTATTTTGTCACTACTAATTTAACCAAAATGGCCTCCGCTTCGACGACTGGATGCGTGAGAGGTGAATGGTTCGGCGGTGGTGAGACTACGACTGGATTTTTATCAAAAAATGATGGGCTGCAATGGTCAAAATCATCAGGCAATGCAATTTTGATTGAATCCTTTTCTGTTGCTGGCGTTGCTGGATTTACTTACGTCAATAAGTACCCAGATCCAGAAGCAGCGTTGACAGGTACTACAATCACAAATGCTAGTCCTGCCGTTGCTACAGTAACTAATACGTATTCAGAGGGTGACACAGTCATCATTTATAATGCGGTAGGAATGCAGCAAATTAGCGGAATGGCCTTTACCATTTCTAGTGTATCTGGCTCCGGATTTACCCTTTTAGGATTAAATACTCCCGGATCAGCAGCGACATCTTTTAAAGTTCGTAGGATCGCTCCTTTTGCTAGAGTTGAACCGCAATACTTATATGTAACTGCGATCACTCAAGCAGTCGGCGCACAAGTAACGGTTTCTCAAGCGAATCTTGTATATCTAGGGCAAAAACTTGGGTTTACTATCCCCGCTTCTTACGGCATGGTTCAGCTCAATAACTTCTATTTGCCTCAAAACTTGCCAGTGGTCGTTACCAGCATTGTGGATGCATACAATTTCACAATTAACGTAGATACCACCGGATTTACTGCGTTTGCTTTACCAGCAAGCTCAGGCTCTCCGACAACTCAATTGTTTGCCACTGTTGCACCTGCGGGTCAATCTACTCAGTATAACCCAATTACTGGGGTTCAAACCGGATATAACTTCAATCAGATCCCGTTTCACACTGGTCAGTTTATTCCGTACATGTATTTGCCTGCTGGCGTGGGCTCACCTGCTGGTCAAGCAAACGAAACGATCATGTGGCAAGCTTACAAAATGGAAACAGGAACTATTAACGCACCTGTCCCCAGTTAGTCTGTAGATCATATTCCCGGATCCGGGAATATGATTGTCATCTATATGTGGTGGGGTGGGGATAATGTGTCCCCATCCTTTTAAAAGGAGATATATGGCTGATAAATGGATACAGAAGGCTATTACAAAACCGGGATCATTAAGAAAATCTTTACATGTAAAGAAAGGTAAAGATATTCCCGAATCCAAGTTAAAAAAAGCCGAACATTCAAAAAATCCAAAGACTAAAAAAAGAGCGGTTTTAGCTGAGACGCTCAAACATTTAAAAAAATAATGGCCAATCAATATTTGCCTCCAGTTATCCAAATTCCGAGTTCGTTGCAGATCACGGCAATCACTCAATCCTCTCCGATGGTTGTAAGCGTAGAGATAGCCAATCCAACGACAGAAGCAAATACCTATATCGTCGGCATGGCTGTAAAGCTAATGGTTCCTGTGACCTACGTGATGATTCAAGCAAATAATTTGGTCGGAACAATCATAGCAATAAATGGATCTGATTTTAGCTTGAACATAGATTCATCACTTTTCGATCCATTTGTCATTCCTTCGGGAAATGTCGAACAGCCCGCAACAATAGCGCCAAATGGCTCGCGAAATCTTCAATATAACAATTTTACAGATCAGGTTCCGTTTCAGAGCCTGAATAACATAGGAAATTAAATATGACACAACAACTCATGATGTCTACAGCAGGCGGCGAACTGCATGGCTTAATCAACACTCTTACTAATAGCGTACCTTTTGACGAGTTTAAAGGATTTAAGCCTGAACACAAAAAAGAACTTGAAAGACAGAGGAAGGAAGATGCCCGAATTGTAAAAGCTGAATATTTGAATTCAAGGGGAAGGCACGAACGTCTAACAAAACCCTATTGTAAATATGCAGGCGATCCTATTCAAATTTGGCATTTTATCCCAGGGAAGGTTTACGAAGTCCCCTTAGGTCTAGTCAATGAAGTTAATGATAAAAATAAGGCGATGCCGAAGAGAGCAGGCTTAGTAAGCCTCGACGGAAACCCCGTTAAGAAAGATGAATCGCCCCTAGAGCGGGATGAAGAAGGGGATTGGTTACATAAATTTATTGCGGTCGGCTTCTAATGTAAATCGGCTTTACAAGGTTCACTATGACTCCCGTTGTTCAAGCAGATACCACTTACGTGGCGATTGAAAAAAAAGTAAGAAGGCTCACAGCATCAGCTAGTGAATCGTCATTATCAAGTGCTGATATACAACGGGCTGTAAATTTATTTTATGATACTGATTTTCCCTATGCGATCAAGATAGATCAGCAAAGATCAGTATATAAGTTTCTAACCATACCTAACGTTGATCGCTACCCAGTTGACGTTAATAATATGCAGGGGTTTCGTGCCCCTGTCTATTTTCAAGGCATACAAGGCAATTTTTTCAAGAATCGCGACCTACTTTTTAATCTATATCCACGATATCCCACCCAATTTCAAATTGGAGTGAAAACAATTTCTGGAGTCATCACAGGTATAGAACAGCCGTCAAATCCTACACAAATAACTTCGCCTAATCATCAATTAGATACTGGAGCAATGATAACCATTTCAAACGTGGGCGGAATGGTTCAGTTAAACGGAAATAATTACACGATTACGGTTATTGATCCTAATACATTCACACTAAATGGGATTGATAATACATCATTTGGTGCGTATACATCCGGCGGTACATGGATATCAAGCAATCGTACTACATCTTTTACCTTGTTCGGAAACAATGTAAACCCGTTTCCTCAACCCAATTTTGGCATATTAAGCACACAGGTTGTAATAGGAGGAATAGACATAAATGGAAATCCTATTCGAATTATTGACGATGGGGGTGCAGTTGTCAACGGAAACGGAATTGGCTCCAACACTACCACCGGACAACTCTTATACGTTCAACAGAATACTGTTGGAGATAATGTCTATCTTGATACAAACAATATACAGCAACCTGCCATTCCAAATTTAGCCCCCTTGGGCGGACAGGTTAACGCAAATTCGATACCGCCCCCTAATCAATATTCTACTCCTCCCCTTCCCTCATCTTATCAGCCTTACCCTCCTTCGCCATTGACCCCTCAATATTGCGGTACTGTTAACTATGTCACCACCGAATTTTCAATCAATTTTCCTGTTGCTCCGGCGCCTGGAACTATGATCAATGTATGGGCAGCGACATACCAAGTAGGACGACCCTACAATCTATTATTTTGGAATAACGAATTAACTATCCGGCCAGTTCCCGACAATGTTTATCTCTGTGAAGTTGAAGTTTTTCAGACACCATCGCAATTTTTGAATACTAGCGATAGCCCAATATTGAATCAATGGAGTCAATACATAGCGTATGGCGCAGCGTGTGAAATATTACGCGATCGTCAAGACATGGAGGGCGTGCAAAATCTCATGGAAGGATTCAAGCGCCAAGAAGGAATGGTGTTAGAAAGGCAAGCGGTAGAAGAGATCGGACAACCTAATTATACCCTATTTAACGATACCCAAGGCGGTTTTGGCAGTGGCATCGGGTGGGGAATAGGTCAGGGCTTTTAATGGCAGGCTATAGCCCCTTAAAAATTACAGGAAACGCGACAGGACTCATACAAGAACGAGAAAACTTCCTCTTGCCAGATGATGCATATCCTGTTTTACAAAATGCTTATGTCTGGCGCGAAAGAATTTTAAGAAAACAAGGATACAAATTACTTGGAAGGCTACAAAGAAACATTGGTACGACTGACGGTTCTGGGAATGCTACAATTACTATCGCTCCTTTGCCTATACAGATTGGCATTGCTTCTTTCGTTATAGGAACAAATCTATTTAACGATCCAGGCGGTTCAAGTCCAGTCACATTATTAACTAGCGGCCCAGGTACAGCCACTCTAAATAGATCTACTGGCGTTTTGACAATCACAGGATCTATTCCAACAACGGCTGTTCAGTATTTTCCCGGCCTTCCCGTGATGGGAATAAGGACGCAAGAACTTCAAAATAGCGCCAATGATCAGACGATCTTTTTCGATCAAAATTACGCATATATATTCAATGGAACTACTTTTCAGTTTCAAGAATTTATTCCCGGCGTCACATGGAATGCCGCTGGATTAGGTGTTTCGGGCAATGATTTTTTTTGGTCAACAAACTATTGGATAAGTAGCAATCCTCCTTTTACAACATCGGGTAAAAAGCTTTTTTGGGTTACAAATGGAAGCGGTGCAGAAGCTAACGGAGGGGATCCACCCAGAATAACCGATGGTATGACATGGATTGATTTTACCTCTAGTAGTTGGAATCAGATTGATGCAACGACATCGTTATTTAACTGGCTTTGCAACCTACCATACCGCGGTCGTATGGTTGTCTTCAACACCTATGAAGGCAATACGATGGCAGGCGCTACAAGTGCCCAAAACTTTTCCAATCGTATTAGATGGTCCACTATTGGCAATCCCTTCATTCCTTATGCAGCAGGACCGCCAGCAACTGGATCATGGCGGGATGATATTAGAGGTCAAGGTGGGTTTTTAGATATACCGACATCCGAAGATATCATTTCGATTGGATTCGTCAGGGACAATCTAGTTATTTATTGCGAACGTTCCACGTGGCAACTTCGCTATACTGGCAGATCAATTGCGCCATTTCAAATAGAAAGAGTCAATAGCGAACTGGGTGCAGAAAGCACATTCTCGGCCGTTCAATTTGATACGTCTCTAGTAGGAATAGGGGACAAAGGCATCGTCGAATGCGATAGCTACAAAGCTGAGCGTATTGATATCAAGATTCCAGATTTTGTTTTTCAATTTAACTCAATGAATAACGGAGTTGAAAGAGTCCAAGGGATAAGAGATTTTCCGAATCGGCTTGCTTTTTGGACAATTCCTTTAGTTCAATTTTACGGATCAGTAGGCAATACAAATTGGATTTTCCCAACAGCTAGGTTGCTTTACAATTATGAAAATGACTCATGGGCAATATTCAACGATTCTTTGACCGCGTTAGGCACATTTCAGATCCAAACTAGCCCTACATGGCTTCAAATACCACAGACCTGGCAAGAATATAATAAAACCTGGCTAGATGATGACGCAGCAGACCCATTTATTATGGGAGGCAATCAGCAAGGTTTTGTTGAGTATCTCGATCAAAATACAGTCAATGATGCAAGTCTATTCATTTCAAATATCTCCGGTCAAGTAATCACAAGCCCTAATCACAATATGCAAAATGGCTTTGTGATTGGAATAAGTGGAATCCCTGCAACCACTCCTTACTCAAGTCTAGATGGAGGGGTATTTGGCGTAGAATTGATCGATCAAAATACATTCATGCTTCTTCAATACAACCCTGTGTCAAATGATTTTGATATTCCGGTCACGGGTACGCCTTCAGGGACTTATGTTGGCGGTGGATTAATCAATATTAGAGAAAATTTCTATGTGACTAGTAAGAAATTTAATTTCCTCGACGAAGGCCAAAATATTCAGTTAGGTTACATAGATGTGCTTATGCAAGCAATTCAGGGAGGGGAAATATCCTTAAATGTTTATCTGAATTACGACGATGAGACTCCTTCTAATACCCTTTACAATAATCAAATCGTTGGAGTTTATCCCGAAGTCCCCGACACGTTTTTCAATTCCATTATTCCTACATCTCCTTCCAACTATGCAGTAGCTCCACAAGGAACCAAGTTTTGGCAACGTGTATTTTGTCCAACTAGAGCCAATTTCATCACACTTCAATACACATTTTCAAATTTACAAATGTCTGGGCCACAACAGCAATTAGATGTCCAGATCGATGCTCAAATTTTATGGATACGTAAAGCGGGTCGAGTTACCCAGCTATAGGAGATTTTTATGGCTTACCAACCAGGTATACCAACGGGGACCGTGCCCCTGAATCAAGATTACGTGAATATTCAGAATAATTTCAATGAACTGAATAATCAATTTCTTGTAGATCACGTGCCATTAACAGAAACATCTATGAGCCCTCCGAATGGTTTTCATACTGATATTCATCTTGTGACACAGTCAGGCGATCCATCATCTTCTAGCGCAGCTCAACTTTATTCTAGAGTGGCCTCGATCCCCTCCGGTGGGGACACTCAATTATTTTATAAAAGTGTCATGGATACAGGAACGGCGCAAATTTCAGGCAATCATGGTGCAAATAATGGTTTTGGCTGGTTCTCCGGAATACTTATACAATGGGGACAACTAACATCAACTAGTAATACGTTTCAGACTTTGTTATTCAGCCCTGCTTTTCCAACGAATTGCTTTGCAATATTTACTCAGCCATACGGATCTAGTAGTGTTCCCGGCAGTCAAGCTACAGTTGAAATAAGAAAATCGACCATATCAAAGACTTCTTTTGAATGGGTATTTGTTACTAATTCAGCTGATTATACCGGATTTTTCTGGGTAGCAATCGGCAATTAACAATGTAAAGCGGATTTACATGATACCGTTAGATAGTCAAAACCTTGAGAGTTATGTTCCCGTTTATGACGCTGCTCCTAAGACTTGGGAAGAGGGAATGCCTTTCATCGTAGAGCAGTTGAAGAAATTGGCGAATGCGGTAAATGTAAGAGAAATTGGATTTTACTTAGATCAAGAATTGCTATCGGGTAAAGCTTTTATACCTGGATTGAATCAAGGATTAGATGGGGGGTCATCGCAGCAATTTAGGACGATACTTAGAAAAGTGATTATCGTTGGGCCTATTAGCGCTGGAGGGAATCCGAATACGATACCGCATGGAATCAGTGTAGATGCCAATTTTACATTGATACAACTATGGGCTTCAGCGACAAATTCGACCACTTTTAGATCTGTGACTTTTTCAAATCCGGACACGATTTGGATGGATGCAACAAATATTTATATAGATTCAGATAATACTTATGATAGGTGTTATGCATATTGTGAATACATACAGGAGCCTTAACTATGGCAAGTTTTTTTGACAGAATCAATCCTTTTTCGAATAAAAGTTACTTACTTCCAATAGCAAATAAAGACTTCAGAAAAGGAGCGATGGATTTATTAACTGGAACACCAGAAATAAGAGAAAACGTTTCTACGCTAAGGCCTGAACAAGAACCATTATATGAGCAGGCTGTCAATGCTGGATTGAAACCGGGAGCAGGCGGAGCATTCGGTGATGCAGCAGATTATTACCGAAGCAATTTAAGTAACAATCCTCAAGATTTCAATGCCTTTGCAGCTCCTCAATTGCGTCAATACAATGAGGATATTATCCCTGGATTATCTGAACAATTTGCAGGCATGGGAGCTGGTGGCTTATCAAGTTCGGGTTTTAGAAATGCTCAAATTCAAGGAGCAACCGATCTATCCGAAAGGCTTGGAGCAATACGGGCTAATTTACGCCAGGCATCGGCTCAGGGATTGCAAAATATTGGAGAGGTAGGATTACGCAACTATAGTCAAAACATGGTCACACAACCAGGATCTGAGGGTTTGCTATCGAACTTAGCACCTGCAATAGGAACGGCAGCAGGAGCATTTTTTGGAGGACCAGCAGGAGCAGCAGCAGGCGCAGCGGCAGGAAATTGGTTCAAGAATTCGTTCGGTGGAAATAAAGT